AACACAGCTTCAGCAACAACCAAAGCAAATGCCGGCGTGGCATTTAAAGTTACCAGCCAGAGAGATCTTACAGATCTGTTTGGAGTTCCGTTCTTTGAGCAGACAGCGAGTTCAACTCCTATCCACGGCTCGGAGCGCAACGAATATGGTCTACTAGCAGCCTATAGCTTGCTAGGTGTCAGTAACGCAGCATTTATTGTTCGCGCTGATGTAGACCTAGACCAACTTGCATCATCAGTCGACGCCCCGGGAGCAAATCCAGTAAACGGCAAATGGTGGATTGACACACAGGCCACAACTTGGGGTATCCAAGAGTGGAACAGCGCCGCTGGTTCTACCGCCGGCGGCCAGAAATTTACTAGCAAAACACCGTTGGTGCTAACAGACGCAGATTTCCCAAGCAAAATTGAAACAACTAATGCTCCTAAAACTGCTGTGGGACAGATTGGCGATTACGCAGTTGTATTCCGCACTGTAGAAGGTGACACTTCCTACGGTGCAGCAGAAGATCTTGCAAGAATCTATTACAAGTCTGCTGGCAACGGTCTCGTTGCAGGCGGCGGCACACAAGTAGATGCAGGTGAGTGGGTGCTGCTTGGATCTAACGCATGGAAAGCCAGCTGGCCGGTAGCGGTTAGTTCGACATATGTAGGTACACAGTCAGGTACCTTGTTTGTTAACAGTCAATCAATTGCGGCTGGAAATTTAGCTACAACAGCAGCTAACATTAACTCGGCCAATATCACAGGTGTAACTGCAAAAGTATTAGCCAACAAGTTATACATTTATTCCGATGGTACTTCAGCAGCTGATGGCGCAATTGACTCAACTGGTGCAGATGGTAGAATATACCTAGACAACGGCACAGCATCGTGGAGCACAATCGGTATTACAATGGGTGAATATGTCAGTCCTGCACTACAACAGACACCGCATACAGATGTACCTGCGTTCAAACGCAGTGACAACACAACCACAGTAGAAGGATACCCTACAGGTTCTGTGTGGATTAAAACCACAGAGCCAAACAGAGGAGCTAGATGGAGAGCCAAGCAGTGGAGTTCGGCAACATCATCATGGGTGTCCTCAGAAGCTCCGATCTATGCATCTACCAATGCTGCACTTTATTATCTAGATCGCAGCGGCGGCGGGTCTAACATCGGCACAGAAACATTGTTTGTGCAGAGCAATGCACAAGAAAACAGCGGTTTTGATGCAACACCTAACACAGCTGAATTCCGTGTGTGGTACAGAAATATATCACCTGGTCAAGGTACCAGCATAACCAGCAATATTATCAAGAGCGGTACATTTACTGCTGGTGCTACAACAGTGTTTACCCTTGCTGAAAGTATAGTAGGTCAGTTAGCCCTAGACACAGCTAAGACCATTACTCTGAGCACTGGTAATCCTAGCGGAGCAAATGCGCCAACTGGTGACAACACAGACGCAGATAAACTTGCAGCAGCTATCAACGCAGCTGGATTTACAAATATCGAAGCGTCAGTGGTAGCGGTTTCAACCACTCAAAGCAGATTAGTTATCACACACAACGACGGTGGTGATTTTAGATTAACAGACAGCACAGGTACACCGTTAGCCAAACTGTTTACTCCATACAATATCAAAACCAGAGAAGGCACAGAAAACTTCTACAACATATCATTAGGTAGTATAGTACTAGGTGCAGAAGACCTTGCTACTGGTGCTGCAGACGATTATCTAGTATCAGGTTACAAACCATTGGCTTCAGATGATCCAAGATTTGCGGCCAGTCCAGATGCTCCGTTGAATGAGCCAACTGATGAACAACTTTGGTATAATCCTAACTTTGCAGATGTGGATATTATGATCCACAACGGTAACACATTTGTAGGATATAGACACAGCACAGCACCATACGGTGAAGTTGCCACAGCCACACTAAGAACTGGGTATCTACCAATAGTAGCTGCCAGCAACCCATATGTGTCAGGAGTTACTGTCACTGGGGATCTGTGGATTAGTACAGCAGATTTAGAAAATTATCCAACTATCTATAGATATAACAACAATCTGTCAGACATCGGTGATGTTACACTACGTTGGGAATTAGTAGACAAAACAGATCAAACCACTGAAGAAGGTGTGTTGTTTGCAGATGCTCGTTGGAATACTTCAGGCACAAGTTCAAGTCAATCGACTATTGAAGATTTGATCACTCACAACTTCTTAGATCCAGATGCTCCGGATCCAGCACTATATCCAAAAGGTATGTTGCTATGGAACCTAAGACGCAGTGGCGGAAACGTCAAGCAATATCGCAACAACTACATCGACACAGCTGGAGATAACCCAAGAACCGGTGACGCACAAATAGCAGGATCAGCCTTTGTTAGTGGTGCAGGATATGGCATGGAGACTTACTTCCCAGATCGTTGGGTCACTGCTTCCGGCAACAACGAAGACGGGTCAGGCAGCTTCGGTCGTAAGGCACAGCGCAAAGTGGTAACACAGGCGTTGAAAGCAGTGATTGACACAAGTCAAGAGATCCGTGATGAAGAAAGACGTAACTTCAACATCATCGCTTGCCCAGGATATCCAGAAACTATGAGCAACCTAGTTAATCTAAACATTGACCGTGGTATTACTGCGTTTGTGGTAGGCGACACTCCGTTGAGATTAGCCGCAGATGCTACATCATTAAACAACTGGGGTACTAATGCAGAATTAGTTACAGATAACGGCGATGACGGTATTGTAACCTATGACGAATACTTGGCTACATATTATCCAAACGGATTTACTACTGATCTTAGCGGGTCAAATGCAGTGGTTCCAGCAAGTCACATGATGCTAAAAACTATCGCACTCAGCGACAATGTTAGCTTCCCGTGGTTTGCACCAGCAGGAACACGACGCGGTGGTATTACTAATGCCACAGCAGTGGGATATATTGATGCAGCTACAGGTGAATTCCAAACAGTTGCGCTGAACGAAGGACAACGTGATACATTGTATGACTTGAAGATCAATCCGATTCCGTTCTTCAATGGTGTTGGCTTAGTAGCGTATGGTCAAAAGACTCGTGCAAGAAATGCATCAGCATTAGATCGTATTAACGTGGCACGTTTAGTAGTATATCTACGTAGTCAGTTGAACAAGTTGGCTCGTCCATATCTTTTTGAACCAAACGATAAGATTACTAGAGACGAAATCAAACAAGCGGCAGAAAGCCTATTGCTTGAATTAGTAGGCTTGAGAGCAATCTACGACTTTGCGGTTGTGTGTGATGAAAGCAATAACACTCCGTCTCGTATCGATCGCAACGAACTTTACGTTGATATCGCTATAGAGCCAGTGAAAGCCATTGAGTTCATTTACATTCCATTGCGTATCAAGAACACAGGAGAAATTTAAAAATGGCAATTACATCGCTTAACAACATTGGTATTCCAACAACTAATGCGGCAGGCAGCACTCAGGTGCTGTTGATGCCCAAGTTAAAATACCGCTTCAGAGTTACACTGTTGGGATTTGGAGTTGCCGCAGCAACAGAACTCACCAAACAGGTACAGGACGTTACTAGACCTAAAGTAGCATTTGAAGAAATGACTCTGGACGTTTATAACTCTAAGGTCAAACTTGCTGGAAAATACACTCTTGAAAACGTCACGCTAACATTGCGTGATGATGCCAGCGGTCAGGTACAGAAAATGGTAGGCCAGCAGATCCAGAAACAGTTTGATTTCATGGAACAGGCTTCTGCACGTTCGGGTATTGACTACAAATTTACCATGCGTATTGAAGTGTTAGATGGCGGTAATGGTGCTCTAGTACCAAACACCCTTGAAACCTTCGAACTATATGGTTGTTTTGTTCAGAACGCAGACTACGGTGATGCTAACTACTCAACCAATGAACATATGACAGTGGCATTGACCATTGCCTATGATAATCTAGCACAGTTTGCAGCTGGTTCAACAGCAGTAAGCCCAATAGGTGGTATTGGAGCAGCAGTAGGCAGAACTATTGGCGCAGC